TGGGATGAAAAAAATCAGTGTTTCAAAAACAGACCAATACACAATTTTGCATCACATCCAGCAGACGCATTTAGATATGGCTGCACATTTATTGGTGGACAAAAAACAAACTGGAAAGAACCAGTCCATGTTGATACAAGTTATATAGTTTAGTTATGGCAAAAAAATTAAAAATTGTTCCATTATCTTTAAAAGAAGCAAATGAATTTGTTACCAAATACCATAGGCATAATAAAAAATGTCAAGGTCATAAATTTAGTTTAGGAGCAGTTTTTGAAAATAAATTAGTAGGTGTAGTAATAGTAGGAAGACCTGTTGCAAGAAAGTTAGATGATAAACTAACTTTAGAAATAAATAGAAATTGCGTTTTAGACAATGCACCAAAAGGTACTTGTAGTTTTTTATATTCTAAAGCTATAAAGGTTTGGCAAACTATGGGTGGTAAAAAAATTATTACTTACACTTTAGATTACGAAAGTGGTAGTAGTTTAAAAGCTGTTAATTTTAAAAAAGAAAAAATGGTTCAAATTTTTAAAAAAAATACAGGTTGGACTACAAGAGTAAATAGAGTATGGCAAGAAGTTCAAAAAACTCCTAGAATAAGGTGGGGTATGGAATTATAACATGGCAAAAAAAATTGAAAGACTAGAAGATTTAGAATTAAAAAATACAATACAATCTCACATACATAATTCATTAGGTTTCTTAGGAGGAACATTATCTTCTGAAAGAGAAAAATCATTAGAATATTATCAAGGTGATAAGCTTGGCAATGAGATTGATGGAAGATCGCAAGTCGTTAGTACAGATGTTGCTGATACGATTGAAAGTTTACTTCCAAATCTTTTAAGAGTTTTTACTGCATCAGATAAAGTTGTAGTATGTGAACCAGTCAAAGCAGAAGATGCACCCTTAGCCGATCAAGCTACAGCATATTTAAATCATATTTTTTATAAAGAAAATGATGGCTTTCAATTACTATATAATTTTTTCAAAGATGCCTTATTAGAAAAAAATGGAATCTTAAAAATATTCTATGATGAATCACAAAAAGTAGAATATGAAACTTACAAAAATTTAACAGATAAAGATTATGAAGATTTAACTTCAGATGAAAATGTAGAAGTTATAGATCATACAGAAAAACCAGATGAATTAGCTGAACAAGCTGCTGAACAGTTTGAAGCTCAAATGGAACAGCAAGGTATAGATATAGATTTACCTGAACCAAAATTACATGATTGTAAAATTAAAAGAACTATTACTGAAGGCAAGATAAAGGTTGAGTCAGTTCCACCAGAAGAATTTTTAATTGATCGTACTGCTATTAAACTTGAAGATGCAAACTTTGTTGCACATAGAGTTCAAATGACTAGATCAGAATTAATCAGCATGGGTTACGATAAAGAGGATGTAGATAGTCTTCCAACTTCAGACGCATCAACATTAAATACAGAACGATTAGCAAGATACCAAAACATAGAAGACTTTCCATTTAATACATCTGACAATCAATCTACACAAACTGTAACAGTTTATGAAAACTATGTTCGTTATGATGCAGATGGTGATGGTATTGCAGAACTTAGAAAAATTTTATCTGTTGGTGATACTTCAGAATTTATTTTAGAAAATATGCCATGTGATCATATTCCTTTTGTTTCTGTTACACCAATTCCAATGCCGCACAGATTTTATGGCAGATCAGTTTCAGAATTAGTTGAGGACATACAATTAATGAAATCAACTGTGATGAGACAGTTATTAGATAATATGTATTTAACTAATAACAACAGAGTTGCTGTTATGGATGGAATGGTAAATATGGATGATTTACTTACATCAAGACCTGGTGGTGTAGTTAGAACTAAACAAGCACCTAACCAAGTGATGCAACCGATACAAGCTCAACCTATTTCACAACAAGCTTTTCCATTATTAGAATACTTAGATACAGTTAGAGAAGTAAGAACAGGTGTTACAAAATACAATCAAGGTTTAGATTCTGATTCGTTAAATAAAACAGCTACAGGTATTTCTGCAATAATGAATCAAACTCAAATGAGAGCAGAATTAATTGCAAGAATATTTGCTGAGACTGGTGTTAAAGATTTATTTAGAAAAATGTTTGAGCTTTCAGTTAAATATCAAGACAGAGAAAAAATAATACAACTTAATAACCAGTATATTCCAGTGATGCCTACAGAATGGAAAAATAGATTTAATGTTACAATACAAGTAGGTCTTGGCACAGGAACTAAAGAACAACAAATTGTAATTTTAAATAATATTTTAGATAAACAGTTACAAGCTTTTCAATTACAAGGACAAAGAGAGTTCCCAATGGTAAGTTTAAAAAATATTTACAATACATTATCTAAAATTGTAGAGAACGCAGGACTCAAAACAGTGGATAGTTACTTCATCAACCCTGATTTAGGTAAACAATATGTAACTCCACCACCTCCACCACCAATTCCACCTATTGAAAAAATAGAAATGACTAGAATTGATTCTGAAAACAAAAGAAAGATAGCTGATTTAGAATTAGAGTATAAAGAATTAGAGCAAAAACAAAGACAAATGTTATTAGATTTTGAAGCAAAGATAAAAGAAATGACATTGAAATATGGTACACAATTAGATACTACAAAATTAAAAGCAGATGCTGAATTAGATAAAATGATTGTATCAAATAATAGTAAGATACTTGAAGAAGCACAAAAATCTGCTAATATGCTAGGGAAGCAGATACAAGGTATAGATGGATCAGAAGGACAAAGCCAAGAGAAGCCAAGAATTGAGCAGAGCATCTCAGGCGAAACAGATATTACAGAATAAACTTTTTCAAGATTCTATACAGGAGCTTAAAAAAATTTATTCAAATGCTTTGTTTGAACAAACTGGAGCAAAAGATGGTGAAGCTAGAGAAAAATTATGGTTAGCTTACCAAGTTCT